AAAACTGAGGTTAGAACCTTCGGTAATTACAACCGATTGCCTAAAAATAGACCTATCGCTGCTTGTGGTTCCCGCACCAGTATCAAAAACAATTCTATCTGCGGTCGTAGTGCCATCGGGTGCAGCACCAGCGTTTGCGGTTACTCCTGCGGCAAGACCCGTACCAAATCCACCCTTTGCCCAACTCGCATTGTCAAATGTTTGACTTTGCAGAATTAAATTAGTCCGCACCTTCTCGATAAGCCCATCGGGGCCGTCTCGGGTGGCGGTGTCGTTTGACCTTGAAAATGAAAGGTCCGCTGCCCCATCTGTAGGTACAGCGCAGTAGACTTTTGACGTCTTATACCCTGAGGGTATCATAACTACTGACGCATCACTGTAAAAACTCATAACTCCAAAAATAATTATTGTGACTCTTTATTACTCCCCTGCATACTTTTGATATTGCGTTTTCATCAGAGCCTGTGGCTAAGGCTGCGATTCTTACACTGTTATACTTACGCAGTGGTTCTTTTTCTTTTGTGTATTGATAAACAATTTTTCCTGTTCCTTTTCTCGCTTCAACTGATGCAAAGATAGCCTTTGTAATATCAATCCTATTGTTCTCGTAAGCGTGTTTAGAATTCTCACTATGGGTTGCCCACTCTAAGTTTTCGACATTGTTGTTCCTCGGATTGGAATCAATATGGTTTACGAGTTTTTTGTTTTCTGGATTCGGTATAAATGCTTTGGCTACTAAGCGATGAGCTTTGTTATAGTATCTTTTGCCATCCTTCTTTAAGTAATAGACCACGTATGGATAAACCAAAGATCCAAGTTCAGGAATTAAATTACCTCCCTTTTTAAACATTAAGAATTCCTTTCCGAGCTTAGACCTGTTTTTTATAAATCTATCTAATGATCGAACATTACCATAGCTACTAACTTGGTATTCACCTTCATATCCTTCTATATCTCGCCAAACTTCCATTACGCGTTAAGTGCAAAGAAGGAATTGTTAAAGCAAGACTCAGCCTCAACAGTAGCGCCATCAGCAGTCCAACGTTGGAAGATTAAGTCAGTATAGTTTATTGAGTTTCTTACTCCAAGCAAGAATACGGCACGTTCAAAGCAAGACTCTCCCTCTACCGTCCCACCATCAGCCGTTACTCGGTTGTAGTAGTCGTTGAAGACCAACTGCGCTGCCCCACGTAGGAATCCAGCACCAGACGGAGTCAGGCTTACGCTTAGTCCGAGACCAATCATCTTTAGGCGATGTAGGCGATTACCGTTCCTGAGCTAACGCTTACAGCACTAAACAATCCGTAAACTGTAGAGCCAGCAAGAAGCGTTACAGCGCTAAGGTTGTCTCCCTCCTCCGAGGTGAGTGTTACAACAGCGTCTGCAAGCACAGTGATTGCGCGGTAGTATTCTCCACTAACAGGAGAGAAGCTTGAGGTTACAACCCGAAAGCCCTTTTGACCAAAGGCTTGCAGTTGGTAGTTTACTGGGTTGGTAAGATTTGAATAGCTCACAACGAAAAAGATTAAAGGTTAAAGAGCAACGCTATTGCCCTACAAAGATAGTTATTGATTTAAGATGATGTCAACGATGTCTTCCTGACTCTCGAGGTCTTCCTTCTTGAGTTCAGGACGCTCGCCTTTACGCTGAGCAATCAGTTTGCTCTGGGCTACGGCCTGCTCTTTGATGCGGTCGTCCTTGCGGTCTTCCGCCTGCTGGTCGGCATTCTGACGTACACCAGACTCAATCTGCTGCTCGGCAATGCCGAACTGACCTTGAACCCTCGCAAGTTGCATCTTAAGGTCGTACTCCACCTGCAGCAGCTGAGCCTTAGCCTGTGCTTCAAGCTGAATCTTCTGTGCCTCGAGCTGTGCCTTCATCTGCTCCTCCTGCATCTTGGCTTGACTGGTAACCTGAGCCACCTGAGCGTTAGCCTGTGCTTGGAACTGAGAGTTCTGCTGAGCCATCTCCTGACGCATTTTCATACGCTTCTTACGGCGTACGATAAGCAAGCGCTCGGCTTGGTCGATGTCACGCAGCTGACGGATGGCGATTGCATCTTCGATGTCTAGTTCTCCGTTGGCGATAGAAGCCTGAATGTTCTGCTCAAGGTACATCCGGTCAAGCTCACCCATATCGTTCACCACACGTACTCCGAAGTTGTACATAGGAAGCGCTGAGAAACTCGACAATACCGCCATATTCTCGCGTCCAATTGCAGTTTCGTACGCTTGGTACAAAATAGATTTTGGAGGCAGAATCTGCAGACATTTCACCACATCCTCACAGATCTTGCGGTACAGCACAATCGCTGCGTTGGTGATGTCGTAGAGTGCGTTATTTCCAGCGGCAAGCTGCTGCTGACGCACACCAACAAGCTGGTCTCCTTTGGGACTCGTTCCGTCCATCACCTCGTTGATACCAGTAGCGTCACGGATCATCCGTAGTGCGTGGTTGTAGATGGTGATGAGTTCGTTGATGTTTCGGATGCTGTTGTCCAGTGGACGAATAGGCGGGTTCTGGAAGCTTCCGTCTGCGTTCTTAGAACGGTAGTAGAAGATACCAGTCTGCTCGTAGATGTCTTGGATGTCAAGAGGCTGAAGCTCTCCACCGCGACCGAGCTGTACGTTCTCCAATCCTTCGATGTCTACAATCAATCCATCAGGCTTAGCCTTAGCGATTGACTGCTGTAGCTTGAGGTGAGTGATCTGAAGTTGGTCAGCGAATCCAATGATAGAACTTACCATTGACTTAGGAATCATACGACGGATATTGCTAGCCATCACGCTGTAGCTCATACGAGTACGACTAAGGTCGTGTACGTTCTTAGGTATATTTTTCTTTACCCCGTAGTCGTAGATGTATTCCGTGCCAAGGATGTAGCAGCCTCCGTAAAGAGTTTGATTCTGCATATAAACAGCTTCACGATCGTATACGCTCTGCTGTGGTGCATTGTACTTGTGGCCCTTGTAGTAGAAGCCGATGTTACCAAAGCGAGACTCCTTCTTCTCGAAGATGATGTTGTCAACGCTTACGAACTCGAAGTCAAGTACGTCAATGGTGTACTCGTCGTATCCGTAGTAGTAGCGGTCCATACCTACGTCGTAGCGCTGGTCCATAAAACGGTTGGCATCGTTGCCGAATCGGTTCATCACCGTGCGTGCCATCTTCTCGTACTGGTCTTCAGTGAACTGATTACCTGCCACACGCTTAAGCTCAGAGATGCTCATACGCTTCATATGCCCTGCGTAGATGATGTCGCTGAACGTAGGGTCGTCTGTAAAGCTGTGGACGAAGTATGCTGGGTCAACGTACTCCTCTACGATTCCGTAGTTTGGGTCGTTGCTGCGCTTGGTAACAGCCATACCGCAGGTAACGAGGTCCTCTACGTTACGACGGAACACACGCTCGTCAAAGTCGTTCCAGCTAAGGGTAAGGTTGATTCCAATCTGTGCAGCGATTTCTGCTGCGGTCTTGATGTTGGTCTCAAGAAAGATTTCGGTTTCCTCTGCAGTGTCGGGAAGTTGATCTGGGTCTACCTCAGTACGCAGTCCAGATTCTTTAGCTTCCTTAAGTACGTCTTTGTTCTCGATGAAGATCTTCATCTTGTTCTTTTCGTAGTCCTTCTCACTGCGAGAGAGTGGATCTACAGCCTCTACGTTAGGGTAGAACTTAGACGATAGGATCTTGTTGACTACAATCTTTACGAACTTAGGAACGATAGGTACTGGTGTCCAGTCAAGGTTTACCAGTGATCCGTCTCCGTTGTTTGGGTCTAGCGACGTAAGGATTTGCTTGTAGATGGAGGTGTCCTGTGTTCCGTTTGCGTAGTCGCGAGAAATCTCAAACTCCTTCCAACGCTTACCATATAGTGAGCCTTCCCACTCTACACTACCCCATTGGCTGTAGATGGCCTTGGCATATTGTAGGCCATAGGCTTTACTTACTTTGGCCTCGTGTGAGGCAAGCGGATCAGGAAACGTAGAGTCGTACCCGTTGCTTTTTACTGAGTATTGATCCATTTATCGCAGTTTATGTACAAAGGTACGTGTTATCTCAGCGCGTAATTTCCTTGCCTTTACGGAAGAAAACCTTCTCGTTGAAGTTCGTCTTCTTTGTTTCCTTTACTTGCTTTTGTGCTCCGAGAAGTGCGAGTCCAGAGCTGATGGTTAAGTCAAACTTTGTTCGGTCGTCAATCTTGAAGTTAATCCAGTCCTCTAGCGTTCTTGTAAAGTACATCTTTCCGAAGTGTCCGGTCTCGTTGTGGAGTCCTACGTGGTCGTGGATGTACGCCTCGATAGCTTGGGCGTGGGCTTGGATTACGTCTTGGCTGTTGGATGGGATACCTTTTGTCTTTACGTTCACCTTTGCCGATGATGACATAAGATGCGCTGGACGATCCATTAGGTACTCGTCATACCCTCGTGACTCAAAGTATCGTGCAATGCCGTACTTGTTGTTCTCTATCAGTACAGGATAGCCGTAGAATACAGCAGCCATAAGGATGTCTTCGTAGAAGATTTTAGCAAGCGGTGGACGAGAGGCATACTCAGCAACAAACATATTCGCTGGGTGCTCCATCGAGAACTTGTTGTAGATATGACAGGCGCCCTTAGATGCTCGGTAGTCGATCGTAGTGTCAAGGTCATAGGAGTCAACTCCCATCACACCGAATGCTCCGTTGGGGGCAACCATCTTGTTGTTCTCTATCTTTCGTTTGTTTCGAATATCCTGTGGTGCTAGCCACGCCACTCGCCATCTTCCGTTCGGGTCTGGTGCAAAGACAACCTCTGTGTCTTGCTTGCCTTCCTTCCACTGGAAGTTGCCAATGATAACTGGATTGGGGTACATCTCCTCGTTGTGCTGAATCTGCTCGTAGATTTTCTGGATGTTGAACAGCGAAGACTTAGTAGAGTCCCGGAACGCTTCGTCCTCAGTGAACGGGAACTGACGGATGATTTCGTTGAGTTCGTAGCTGTTGTTCTGCTGTCCCTTTCTCTCGTTCTTCAAGAACGTGCGTGCACCGATTGTAGTGAACGTGCCATCCTCAGTCATCACTGGCTGCTCTGGGTCGTCCACGATAGGCAGTCCGTACTGATCGAAGAATCCTTCTAGTGCATCGTATGCTGGGATAAAGATTTTGTACAGACCACTCTTGGTACGTCCGTTCTCGTTTCGGTCATTCGGGTCAGAGTCGTAGTACAAGTCTCGGAACTCTCGGCCCCCCTTGTCAAGTGGATTCACAGTAGAACCTACCATTGCCTTGCCGATAACCCTACGTCCAACAAGCAAACACGTTCTGTGGATTCGCCACACCTCACGTATATCGTTAGGATTCAGCCATTTACCAGCCTCATCAAGAAACAACATATGGGTCTTGCTTCCGTCGTATGCGTTGTTGGTAGTATTCTTCCAGTTGATGATTGTGTCGAGTGCCTCTCCTCGTGAGGTAGTCTTATTCTTTTTAGTGATGCGCTTTGCAGGTTCACGGAACGCAAGCTCCATTCGTGGGTTGGTGGTACCGTCTAGGATTGGAGAAAAGAAGAATGGATAGCTCTTAAAGATTGGCACGATCTTGGAACCGAACACCGCCTCCTGAGCGTCAGTACCTGTCTTGCTCATAATACCCAACAGCTTCTCTTTCACCTGCGAACCTTCGTTCACAAGCGTAGCTGCACTCATATTGGTATACCCAGAACGTCGGCACTTGGTATAGATCTGTCCCAAGCAACGTGGGTCAGCCTCGCACGCAGCGAAGTGGGTGAACAGCTTTCTCTGGAAGTCTAGGTAGCCCGGGTAGCCAATGTCAATTTTGCTCCACTGAAGGAACATATAGTGGTGTCCAGTAATGTATGTTTGAACACCGTTATTCATAAACCACACACCTTCTCTTCTGCGGCGGAACTCCTCCTCGATGTAGGGACTCCACTTCTGTTGGAACTCTCGTGGTGATTCGTACCAGTCGTCCATAGACTTAATCTGGGACAGCTCTCGTGGCAATTCTATTCTTTGCCACTTTTGGTTCACTACTGGTAAACTTTGGAATAGAACATTCGTTGGCTCTGGAAGCTGAATATTCAGCGACTCAATCTCAATGATCGGACCATCCGACCCATTGGGACAGATGTTGATCACCTCTTCGCCGTCTATTATCTTCAGACCTGCCATCAGAATTTATTTAAGTCTTTTATTTGAATTGAGTAGTTGTCGCTTCTGAATGCAAATCCGTTAAC